CCTCTTGAAAGAAGAGGCGCTGACCAGAACTTTTGGGTATGGGAACCAGCAGACTATACAAGAGATTATATGGTAGTAGCTGACGTAGCCAGAGGTGATGGTAAAGATTTTTCAACTTGTCATGTAATTGATATTGCAACAAATGTGCAAGTTGCAGAATATAAAGGACAATTACCTACTAAAGAATTTGGATATTTTCTAGTAGGTGTTGCTACCGAATACAACAATGCTCTACTTGTAGTTGAAAATGCTTCTATTGGTTGGGCAACTATTGATGCTATAATTGAACGAGGTTATCGCAATCTATATCAATCACCTAAATCCGATCAACTCACAGCAGAGTCGTATTTAAAGACATACGAGGGTTCATCCGATATGACCCCTGGGTTTACAATGTCAATGCGTACTAGACCGTTAATTGTCAATAAATTCCGAGAATTTGTTGGTGATCGTTCCGTAACTATTCGCTCAAAACGTTTAGTTGAAGAAATGAAAGTATTTGTATGGAAAAACGGTAGACCAGAAGCTCAAACAGGATACAATGATGACTTAGTAATGCCATTTGGTATTGCTATGTATTTAAGAGACACATCTTTAAAATTTCAACAACAAGGTCACGACATGACTCGAGCTACGCTTGGCAATATGAGTAAGAGTACGTATGTTGGTGCTTATAATCCAAATCAAGTAAAAAATCCATACACTATTCAAACAGATCATGGACAAGAGGACATTAGTTGGATATTGTAATATTTATAGTATATAATAAAAATAAAAATGGCTGATAAAAGTTTATTTACCCGATTACAACGACTGTTTTCAACAGACGTTATCATTCGTAATCAAGGAGGTAACGAATTAAAAGTAATGGATGTTGATTCAATTCAACGCTCAGGCGATATTGCTACTAACTCATTGATGGATAGGTATAATCGTCTATACTCACCTGCAGCTTCATCTTTATTAGGTGCTCAGTTAAATGTTAACTGGCAATACCTACGTACCATGGTCTATTCAGACTATGATAATATGGATTATGATGCTATTGTTGCTTCTGCTCTTGATATTATTTCAGATGAATCTACATTAAAAAATGATTTAGGCGAGGTATTACAAATTAGATCAAATAACGAAGACGTTCAACAAATTCTATACAACTTATTTTATGATGTATTAAACGTTGAATTTAATCTTTGGTCTTGGATTCGTCAAATGTGTAAGTATGGTGACTTTTTCTTAAAATTAGAAATTGCTGAAAAATATGGTGTTTACAATGTAATTCCATATACCGCATATCATATTGAAAGACAAGAAAACTATGATAAAGAACACCCAAATTCAGTAAGATTTAGATATTCACCTGAAGGTATTTACGCTGGTGGTTCAGGTTATTATAATACTCCTACTTTAGGACAATTCCAAGATAACCAACCAGGTATCTATTTTGATAACTACGAAATGGCCCATTTTAGATTGTTAACAGATGTTAACTATTTACCTTATGGTCGTTCATACTTAGAACCAGCTCGTCGTATCTTTAAACAATATGTGTTAATGGAAGATGCTATGTTAATTCATAGAATTTCACGTAGCCCAGACCGTCGTACTTTTTATATTAACGTTGGTTCTATTCCTCCTAACGAAGTTGAAAACTTCATGCAGAAGACAATTTCAACTATGAAGCGTACTCCATTAATGGATAACCAAACTGGTGAGTACAACTTAAAATACAACATGCAAAACTTATTGGAAGACTTTTATATTCCAATTCGTGGAAATGATACTACTACTAAAATTGAAACCCAACCAGGTTTAAATTATGATGGTATTCAAGATGTTACTTACTTACGCGATAAATTATTCGCAGCCCTTAAAGTGCCAAAAGCATTTATGGGTTATGATAAAGATTTAAGTGGTAAAGCAACATTAGCAGCTGAAGATATTAGATTTGCTCGTACAATTGATAGAATTCAACGTATTACATTATCTGAATTATATAAAATTGCATTAGTACATTTATACTCACAAGGTTATACAGGCGAGGAATTAACTAACTTTGAGTTAGATTTAACAACTCCATCAATTATCTACGACCAGGAAAAAATTGCATTATTAACTCAAAAGGTTGATTTAGCTCAAAAGATTATGGAAGCTAAATTATTACCTACAGATTGGATCTATGATAATGTATTCCACTTTAGCCAGGATCAATATGATGAATATAGAAACTTGTTAGCTGAAGATCAAAAACGTACATTCCGTTATAATCAATTAATGGAAGAAGGTAACGATCCTAAAGTAACAGGTAAATCATATGGTACACCACACGATTTAGCATCATTATATGGTAAAGGTAGAATGTATGATCAACCAGATAATGTACCTGTAGGATATGGTAGTGATTTAGAATTAGGTCGTCCTGAAGAAAAAGCAACAGATCGTAATACTCAAGATGATAATTTTGGAAAAGACAGATTAGGCGCTAAAGGTATGAAAGATGACGATAATGAATCGGATTCAATTCGCCCACAATATAAAGGCGGTTCACCGTTAGCTTTAGAGGCAAAACAAGTATATCTTAAAAATAAATCTTTAATTGAAGGTTTAGTTAAAAGAGTATCACTTGAAAATCCTAAAGCGGAAGAATCGCTATTAGACGAAAAACAAATCAGAGAATAAAAATCCTTATATATTTATAACAAAACCTCGAGAATGAATATAAAACATTCCAAGTATAAGAATACAGGAATTCTATTTGAATTATTGGTAAGACAAATTACCGCTGATACATTATCAGGTAATGATTCAAAAGCAACCGGTATACTTAAAAAATACTTTGTAAAAACGGAATTAGGTAGAGAATACAAATTGTATGAAACTTTATCTAAACATAAAAATTTAACTGAAGGCAAGGCCGAAGTAGTGATTAATTCCGTTATTGAGTCATCTAAAAACCTTAATAGAGGTGCTTTAAAAAGACAAAAATATAATTTAATTCAAGAAATCTCTAAGTATTACAATTTAGATGAATTCTTTACTACTAAATTACCGAGTTATAAAGTACACGCGGCACTATACACTCTATTAGAGATATATAACAGCGAAAATTTATCTAACCCAGACCAAATTATCAATAATAAAATTGCTATTTTGGAAAGTTTAACAACACGCGCTGTTAATAAACAAAAAGTGGAAGACGATTTAATGACTGAATTCCAATCATATGATAAGGATTTACGTATTTTAACATACCGAGTATTATTAGAAAAGTTTAATGGCAAATATGCATCATTAAATGATAATCAAAAATCAGTATTAAAAGAATTTATCAATTCAATTGATTCAACTCCTAAATTGAAAGAATTTTATAATACTAAAATTAACGAGATTAAAGCTGAATTAACTACATTAGCTAAAAAAGTTACTGATAAAGTTGTTAAAATTAAATTGAATGAAGTTAACAATATGTTGTTACCTTTAGGCAAAGTGGCTAAAGTAGGTAATGATGATTTAGTTAACTTATTGCAATATTACGCACTTTTAGAAGAACTTGAAAAGGCAAATGGCTAAGTATAAATTAAAGGAGATTGAAGTAGGAGATGTACAAGTAAAAGGTGGAAATAAATCAACCGTTACTGCTATTGACCCAACTACTGGTGCTATATCATGGGATGTAACAACTGTCCCAGAAATGGATACTACCTTTAAGAAATTTGCTCAATTAAGAGATTATATTGAACAATTATCAGCTGATAAAAAAGAGGATCCTAAATTTAGAGAAATTGCTAAAAAAGTAATTGCTAACTTTAATGATTTTAGAACACATTTGAGAACAAATTACCCAGATGAATATAAAACATTTAAAAGTGTAGCAGAAGATTTAGCAAAAACTCTTAATGAAGAATCAACAATAGCTTCAAATTCATTTTTTACATCAGGTGGCGAAGGTGAAAATCATACAGGTCCATCTCCTAGAAAATCTACTTATGGAGCTTATACACAAGCTGGATATAAAAAAGTAGCAGAAGGTCCTGGAGCAACATTTGGTCCTGGCCCATCAGCAGGTAAAGAAGGTGTTGCTGATAACATGTATGTTAAAAAGTTTAAATACAAAATAGTTGGTAAAGCAGGTGCTGAAAAAGCAGCTAAAGGATTACCAGCTGAATCTTTAAACGAAGCAAATACAGATGTTGAATCATATTTAGATGGTTTAAACATTACTGATGTAGATAAAAAA